AACTATTTTAGAAACGCTACCTTGAGCATCATCTCTAAGATTAACTGTCAACTCAGTCCAACTATGTCTTCCTGCCAAATACAATGTTGAGTTATATACTGGTAATGTAATTTCATCAAAACTAATTTGCGGTCTATTAATATCTACTACTTGCTTTGTTAATTCAACTGAGCTTGCACTAGTGCCAATATTCAGAAAGTTAACTCTGAAACGGTATTGTAGTTTTGGCATCAACAGGCCTTGGTTTCCACCTGCGTTGTCTGACGCTACGGTCATGTTAAATAATGATTGTGAGGCTACTGCCATTTTTTTCTCCTGTTATTAATATTTATCTTTATAAAGATACCCCTTTCGGGGTATCATTTATACACCTGATATCTCACCTGTATTTAGAATACGTACTGGGATGTAAATGAATTCAGCCGCTTTTACTGGCTCAATAGCAACGTCTACCCATAGTTCGTTTCTATCAATTCTTGCAGGTGTATTGTTTTGTTCATCACATTGTACAAGATAATCATAGATACCACGTTTAGCAACTAAATCAACCATCAATGTTTGAATGACACCGGCGATTTGATTTCGTGTTAATGCATCGTTAGGTTCGAATACGAACGGTCTTGCTGCCAATGTTAGTTGACGGCGTACATAGTTTATTAAACGTGAAACGTTTGTTCTGTTCCATGCAGAGTTTGTTTCTTTACTATTCTTATTACCATAATTCAACAAACCAATACCAGTGAAGAACACTAATGGGTTAATCAAGTTAATATACAATACATCACGAATACCTAAACGTGTTTTGATTGGTACAAATTCACCAGTTGAACGATTTAAGTAACCAATGTTCAATGCATTGTCAATATTACCACGACGAGTGCCGGCTGCCGCTAACCAAGGGAAAGCAATTGTGTCATTACGTAAGAATGTGCGTAACATCATATGTGATGCTGGTACAACTACTTCATTGCCTGATAAGTCATTTGTAATACCACTTGGATAGAATAGACCTAAGTTTTCATTGCGTGTAACTAATCCTGCTTCACCGGTAGATACTGCGCCTGCTGTGTTGTTAGCCCAAGCTTGAATTTCAGTTGCACTATCAGCTAATCCTAATGGAGTGTCACCAATGATATAACCTGTATCGCCTCGGTCTCCATTCAATACAACCATGTTAGGTTGTAGTTCTGGATAGTTAGGGGTAGCCATCAAGTTGAAGTAGTTATCTTCGTCACGAATGTCTGTGTTTGTATCAATTGCTGAACGCAATGATTGAACTACCATAGCACGTTGAGCGGCACGTCCCATATAAGGTGCACCACTAGCAGTGTTACCACTTACTGTTACCCAAGATGCTGTCTCTGTCGGATAACTTGCTTCATCAGGGAAGTTAGCTGGTGTAAAGTAGTTACTACGATATTGTTTAACATTATAACCCGAACGGCGTGTGTTGAATAACAACATACCTTGGGGATATAGGTCAGGATTAGGAGCATCTAAATCTAAATAATCACTTGTTAACAAACTAACGATTGTTGGAATCGGATCATCAGTAATACTTGTAGTACCATTTGTTGCCCAACGTGCGTCTTGGAATAGGACACCTGTTGAACCTGTTTGGTCAGTATTGTTAATCAATACCCACGTATCTTCACCATTGACTGCTTGCCAACGACTGATCACCGGATATACTTCTAAATTGCTTGTATCAATCCATAAGTCACCGTATACTAGTGCTGTATCGTCACTTTGTGTAGTTGGTGCTGTTGCACTGATGATAGGGCCATTAGGATCAGTTGTATTTGAACCACTTGAAGATGGAGCGCCAGTTGTATCATAGTTAGTATTTTTGTAACCAATCCATGCACCACCTTTTTGAACCATAATATCAACTTGGTCAACCACAGACCAGAACCAGTTAGTATTATTTGCAGGTTCTGTTACTGGGGCGCCTTCGTTTGAAGTATAAGTGAATTCAACCCAGTTACTTAACTGAGTTTGATATCCTGTAGTAGGTGTGCCTGATACATACATAATCGCTGTTGCCGCACCACTAGTAACCTCACTAACTGCAACTACCAAGTCATTAGCGGGCGTTGCACCACCTAAAAAACTACCGTCAATAGTGATTAGATCACCTATGCTATATCCAGTACCACCACTAATACCATTTGCGTTAATGGCATATGCTCCGGCTATAGAACGAACTAAAATCGCGGCGCCGTCACCACTGCCAGTAGTAGTAGAGTTTACACCATCCTCAAGTGTTAAACCAATGTTAACACTATAAGCTGGACCATACTTGACACCAGTTGTGGTACCAATAACAAATCCTGCTTCTGCTATTAAACCATTAGAAATGCCATCTGTAATGAATGAAGAATTAACTGCATCATCCATTACAATTTCACCACCTTCAGTGTGTGTCAACTGAATAGAGCCTTCAGTTGTTACTGTTGCTGTTGTGTAAGGGATGTCGGCCGCGGCCCATGCTGTTACAAAATCTGTAGCATCACTATTGTCAGCTAACGTAAACTCATAAGCTGAACTTAATGATGTACTACCAGGAACAGACACTTGAACCGTCATATAATATGGTCCAGCGGTAAAGTCAGGTGTTGTATTAGTGCCTGTTACAACTGTTGGACCTGTTGCCAATCTTTCCCAGAAATAAAGTGGAGCTGTTCTTACGACACCATCAAAGAAATATTGACCATATATAGTGCCTGCAGGGATCGCTTGACCACCTGTTGCATCTGCAATATATGCAGAGCCCCAATCACTGGTAGCTAAAACTGCATTTTTTGCTATGAAGGATGCAGTAGCCGCACTATATTTTGACATTACCGGAGTTAATCCGTTACCTGCAGAACCAACTTTAATCCAAACAGATCCTGTTGGTCTTGGTGTTGCCTGACTGCTAGTCCATAGTGGCATTTGGGCACTATTGCCATATGCTACGAATGGTTGGTAGAAGATACCGCCGGCTGCGCCAGAATAACCAGGAGCTAGAATACCCATATCGAATAGGGCAGTACCAGTGGATACTTCAAACATAGACAAATATCCAGTTGAGGTTCCAGTAATCAATATTTGATTAGAAAATATGCAAAGTTTACCGCTACGCACTTCAGCACTAATACCACCATAGCCTAAATCATTAATAACAGTCGCAACTCCTTCTACGGTATTGTTAGGAGATGCAGGAACTTCAATAGTTACTGTAGTTAGTAAACCAGAAAAGTTAATAGTAAACTCATCCCCTGGAGTTAGCGAGCCAGTACCGGTTGCCGGTGTCGATTTTGTACCTTGTGCTACAGGAATATCATTTCTCCAAGCACTACCACCTAATACAACCCAAGCATTGTTTGTTGTTTTATAATAATAAGTTCTATCAGTTCCTGTAGGAGAATTTGTTACTTGTATTGCATTGACTGCATAATCACCTATACTACCGATACTTGATAAAGGTAATCCACCAGATATATCCGTAGCTGTTGTTATAACAATTGGAGTTTGTAGTGCGAATTGACCAGTAGATTGATTAAACTCATATATACCCCAAGTGCTTGTAGTAGTATCTAACCAATATGTACCATCAACAGGTGCTCCTGTTGGACGACCAGTTTGACCAACTAAACTAGCTAGGTCAATATCGCAACGTAGTACGTAGCAACGATTTGTAACTCCTAGCAATGAGTATGCCGCTAACAAACCATATTCGTTAAGTTCGTAGCCTTGAATAGGTGTACCATTTGTTGTTGTATAGAAGAACGGTGTACCATATAAGTTTACTAAATCACGTTGACTTGTTACTTGATATAATTTGTTTGCGTTAGCAGCCGTAGTCGCTACCGCTACACCTGTACCACTAGCATTTGCTTTATTCTGTGCAGTTGCTAATAGAACTAGTGGGACTGAATTTGTTGGGGCTGGTAAGTATTGACTTTCGTCGGTGATCGTTACTTCTACGCCTGGAGATGTTAATGCCATTTTATTTTTCCTTTATGTAAAATTATGAGGTTTACTACCTAATTTGCATAATAGTATTTAGTATATAGTTCAAAAAAACACCAATTACCGTGCCTTCGAAGGTATAAATAGATTTAATGCTAAGACCTATTTGTAATACATGCGGAAAGAATCACCGTGCGGTGAATTATATCCGTGAGGGTAAAACACACTACCGTAGTATGTGTGATGAATGCGGTCGCAAAAAGAATAAACTGAAACCTAGAACTGCTAGGTGGAAGAACGCAGGATATAAGAAAAAAGCCGCATGTGATTTATGCGGCTTTAAAAGTCTATTCACTAGTCAAATCACAGTCTTTCACATTGACGGTGACTTAGATAACTGTAAAATGACTAACTTACGCAGTATTTGTTTAAACTGCGTAGAAGTAGTTAAAAAGAAAGATGTTACTTGGCGTCGAGGTGACTTAGAAGTTGACTACTGAGTTCACTTGCTTGTGTAAGTCATCAATAGTTCCGTTATTGTCAATATAATAGTCATACAATAATCCAATACTACTATACTCACTAGCGTGTACTGCATAGTTACCTAACTCTACCATAGCTTTTAGTTTTTGTTCGCTACCTTCAGGTTCATTATTGTAATCAACTGCGGCACTATACCAGACAGGACGTTCTCCCCTGCTCACACGCATTGTAATGCCACCTACACTTTTAATAGAGTTAACTTCATTAACAAAACGACAATCTGTAATCACAATGTTTTCATCAGTTTGGCGTAACTTATTCTCCACACTAGCTACCCAAATATCACTATGAAAGTTATTACGACAGACTTCTGTTCCCCAGTATTGTAATACCCATCTTGGGGTGATTTCCATACCTAGTCGTTCACTCCACCATTCATCACGTTGTTCTCGCCAAGCACGACTTGTTTTAGTTGAACCTTCTAAATATTCTCTATTCCAACCAAAGACGGCTGCCACAGCGTCTTTTAAACTTGCCGCAAAACTGACACGTTTGAACCCGTGAAATGTGCAAAGATAGTCGGCAATCGTATCTTTGCCACTACCAATCAATCCTGTAACTCCAATAATCATATGGTAACTCCTGTAATACATATTGTACTACAGGAGAGGTGTAAAGTAAACTGTTTAGGTTAACCTTGTACCCAAGTCAATGGCTGACTGTAATCTACATAACGTTTTAGTTCATCGTATAGTTGTTCCATTGCGGCTTTGCCTTCAGCTTTCATAGCTGTTCCATTTAGTGTTGTGCCACCACCTGGACCTGCGATAGTTCCAAACTTTTCACGTGCTTCACCAATGATTAGTTTAAGATTAGCTAATATAAAATCACCAATCCATACACCTGCACCTGGGTCTTGTAGTAACACTTCTTCTGGTCTTTGAACGTCAGCCCAAATAAGAACACGTTCACCACTACCTTTTGGATCACGAACAATACGTATTACTTTTGTAACTGGATCAAATGTATAGATTACATAACCACCAAACATACGTGCGGCTAGTTCAACATAACCAGCATAGAAGTCGTATGTTGCCATACCACCAGCATAGTTATAGTTTAATAGATAAGTGTTTAATATAGCAGAACTGAACGGATCGAAACTGCTTGATCCTGGACCAGTCTCTAATCCAACTGTTCTACGATAGATACAACGAACATTTATAAACTCTTGCGGTAGTGTATAAGTGTCTACATTTTTTACAACTGTCATTAGTGTATATGATTCTGCCGTAGCATTCTGCGCTCTTTGACGATATACTTTAATGGCGTAGTTATATGCCGCTTCGTAGTGTTGAGGATCTAACTCAAGGTCAATGATTCCATCACCTAAACGATAACGAAGGTTTTGAAATAATGCTTGTTTCAACTCATCTAGTGTTAGTCCAGATGGAGTAGAAAGAATGTTTGCTGTTGCAGATATAGTCATATTAGTTTCCTGATGTTGTATTTATCAGGAAACTATTGGTCTTTAGATATCGCCTTCTTTGCGGTTTTCACTATAATGTGCGTCAAAAGTGCCACCGGGATAGCGACTTTCCAACTTGCGAACGTTCTCATCAATCACATCATTTGGGTCAAGGTTCAATGCTCTACAAGCATTAATCCAATACCACATAACATCACCGAGTTCTCGCTTCAAGTGAAACACTTCTGCTTCTGTCAGAGGTTTACCCTGAAAAAACATCTTCTTGGGCACTTCAATAAACTCACCACCTTCAGCCGCTAATCCTAGACAAGCGGTTAGTAATAGTGGAACATTGATATCCGGTCCTCCATCGTTACCGTCAAGTTCATCACATCGGTTCATAAATGTAGTCAAGTCATTACTTGCACTACTAGTAACGGCTTCTACAAAATCTTTGTATTTGTTTAAATCAATATTACTCATTAAAATGCTTTCAGTATAATCATATTCTCATTAAAGCGGCCATTAGATGCAGTAGCTACTGCTTTAATGTCGTTAAAGTATTTACGAGCAGCCGGTTTACTTCCCATTATTTCTTTTAACTGTTCAGCAGGTTTACGTAGTGTTTTAACCTCGCTTTTTGCAGTATCAAATCCTAGCAATGTATTACCTTTAACAGTAAATGCTTTGCTATAATCATCTGCAATATAGTGATGCAGTTTGCGTTTTGCACTATCATAGATCCAAGCTTCACTTGCACCGTGAAGTTTGATAGGACTGATACTAACTAAATCAAGTTTGCTTGCAGTATCTTTAAATGTCTTTTGATACTTCAGTTTAGCTACAATCTTCTCAACAGGTACTGCCTTACGTGCCCTAGGAGCTTTTGCGGCTTTCTTAACACTAATGTAACTGTTCAAGTCATTGATAACTAACTCAATAAACTTAACAATGTTCTTAACCTGTGTTTTAGTCAAATGATTGTAACCTTGAACCAGTTGTACATCGGTACCTTTGAGTACCTCTTCAAACTCATTCAGTTTCTTTTTCCATACTTCAGTTAAAATACTGATATGTTGCGGCATCACATTCTTTTTAGCGACTTCATCCATTGGACGTAGTGTGTGCTTTGTAGGTGCACCGGACGTAATGAACTCATCAAACAATCCCTCAAGCTCACCTGCGGCTTCACGTGCTTTATCTTTTAGTATTTCCTGAATGTTGGGTCGTGCTGGTGCTTCAACTACGGCTTTTTCTTCTTCGGGTTTGTGTACTAACTTTAACAAACGATTGATTTCGTTTTCGAGGGTTAATTCCTCATGTTCAGTCAATGATAGGCCCCGTAACTGCATACGTGCCAACCAGCACAATGTCATTAAGAATTCATTTTCGTGAACCCTACGCATAATCTTAGAATCGTTAGTACGTTTATTATATTCTAAATATTGACTCAACAATTCCTTAGCATCTTTTTTGCCATAAAAACGATTGTACCAAGTAAAACTACGCATTAGAGCCACCCTGCGTTTATCCTCATCCGGTTGTAGAACAAACAATGGTTCATCCCCATAATGTTGTACATCCACATCTCGTGGATTTAATGCTTTAACTAGACTGTGGTCCTCTGTATTACGCTTACGTGTTGCCATTAGGCACTCCTTTGTATTGATTTGATTATTATAACACAACCCATATTTATTGTCAACCTTAGGATTCAAGCGTAGGACATTGCGATAAATACTATTATGCCAAAGTTATCCTTATACCGCCCAAATAAACAGAATGATTATCGTTTCTTTGATAGAACAATATCGGAAGAATTGCGTGTTGGCGGCACGGATTTATACATTCACAAGTATCTAGGTCCTACTAATCAAGGACCTAGTATTGATTATACTCAACCAGAATATGATAGTTTAAATCCACTAAATATTCAGGATCTATTATTCCTAGAGAATAGAGATAGAACATATGACCCGAACATTTATCGTTTGCGTGGTCACTATAATGTACAGAATTTAGACTTTGATTTAAGTCAGTTTGGTTTATTTTTAAATAACGATATTATCTTTATCAATGTTCATTATAATGATATGATTGATATTGTTGGACGGAAACTAATGGTAGGTGATGTGTTAGAGTTACCTCACTTACTAGATTATAATCCATTACAAGAAACTATTCCAGTAGCATTAAAACGTTTTTATAGTATCACTGATGCTAACTTTTCTAGTGAAGGATTTAGTCAAACTTGGTATCCACATATGTGGCGTATTAAATGTGAACCATTAGTTGATAGTGAAGAATTTAGTCAGATATTAGCTGAACCAATTAACCAAGATAACTATCTAGGATTATGGGATAAAGATAAAACATATCCACCGGGGTATGTTATTACATTTGGTGATAAGAATTATATCAGTAAAATAGAAGTACCACCTGGAATATATCCTCCAGATCCAACATATTGGGAGTTAGATACGGCATCAAATCTTAAAGACATTCTTGCTACATACAATAAGAATATTGCAATCAACAATGCGGCATTACAAGAAGCTGAACGTCTTGTACCTAAATCAGGATACGATAGAAATAACTTATATATTGTACCTACATACGGGACATTTGAAACTAACACGGAGTTATCTGGTAAATACAATCAACCGGCACCACCTATTGATGGTGTAGTTCCAAATACAGTACCCCCTACTGCTACAGTTACAATAGTTCAATCTGCATCGTACACAAACCCTAGTCCTGTATTAAGAATTTCTGCCGCATCAGCACAATCTATTTGGGACATGACAGTTGATGCAGGAGTAGTTGCGCCAACCGCAACACTTTCATTAAGAGCTATTACACTCT